TTTGCTTAAATTATTCCAAAAGGATTAACTGTATGGTGGTAAGAAAAAAGCCTATCTATCCTTAGTAAATTAACAAGGTGTGTAATGGTAATGTCATGACAAGTACACTTAATGAGGACTAAATAAATGCCACCAAATCCTCGCCTTATTAATGGGATAAATAGGTAATAGCATACAAATTAATTGTACTGGTCAGTATGCAGACACTTTACAAACCTATCTATCCTTTAAATTAACAGGAGATACAAATGAGTGAAAATGAATGGGGTTATATTTATGGTGATGAGTGTGATGAGTTATGGGAACATTTCGGTATGTCAGATAGAAATATAAATGACCGAATGAAAGTACAATTAATTAGCTTTGAGTCAGAAGATGATGAGTGAAAAATATATATATGAAGTAAGTGAATCATCTGTTGATGTAAGATCATGGACTATTGAAAGTGATAGACAGCTAACAGAAGAAGAAGTTTCAGACATATATCAAGACTCACAGATAGAAGATGAGGGCAAAGAGCATAAACATTCAAAAGGCATCACGATTACTTATCATGGCACAGAGTATGGAGATGATGCACAACCATTGTTTGAGGGAGATTTTAAAGATGAGTAAAGGATCTAAAAGTCGCATACAAGACCAAGCCAAATTCAATAAAGGCTTTGATAAGATATTCAATAAAGCCAAAGATATACCTGAGTTAAATGTAGAATGGCAATGTTATACCAATGCAATCAATAATATTAGGCACTCTTATAATTTAGATTCAAAAGTCTTTACAGAAAATGACCGAGAGAGATTCGCCAAAGCTCACAAAAAAAAGTACAATATTTAACTTTCCTCATAGATCACATGGAAGTGATCCATTCAATCTCAGTCAGTCAGTCAATTCAATCAAAACTAGCCAATTAAATCTAATAATCTTTAGACAAAGCAAAAAAATCAAATGTCTAGCATAATTCAATCTAATAATCTTTGGAATTAAATAGCCTGGTATTAATTCAGTATCTATTATTTATAGTCAATCTGATAGGATATATCAGTTTTTATAGGCTCTTAGCCATTGATTATGGCTCTAAAATCTATTTAAGGTATTAGACTACCCTTGATATTTTAAAGATTAAAAAAACCAGTATATAATTAAATATACTGGTTATATGTTTATATATGGTTATTTGTTAGTGATTCCTAAAATTTCATCATCATGAATACAATTTTTACCCTTAAAGCGATTTAATTTATTAATAAAATCTAAAATATTTTCAGCAATAAAAGTTTTTTTAATTGTTCTATCTTCCTCTATATCTACCTCAATTCCTTTGTTTATCCTCTCATGTGAATAACCTAAATTCATGATAGATGTATAATTTAATAATATTTTTACTTCATATTTTTTCATTGTCTTATTTACTCCTATTTTTACGATCCTTTAATACTTTCTTAGCGTTTTTTAATCGTAATTTATCATCATCACTATTTAAAAAGCTAGATATAGGAAGTTCTAAGGCTTTTATCATTGCTTTTAACTCCCATGTAGGTTTATTCTCTAATATTTTAATATTCATTGTTTTATACTCCTATTTATATAATTTAATGTTCTATTAATTGTCTTATACCATTCAATATCTTTTATGTATCTAATGCCATTAATGGTTAATTCATTTCTGGATTTCTGATCTTCAAGATATTTAATTATTTTATCTATATTCATACTGATTTTACCTCTAAAGAGTTTATATAATCATTTACAATATATTCACCTACAATGTAAGTGTACATATTAACAACTCTTTCAGGATCAGAAAAATCTGTATTAACCTCGCCAAAATTATCATTTTCATATTCTTTAATGATATTAATTACATTAAACACCTCGTCTGATAGCCATTTTTTAGCCTCATAATTGCCTATAATGTAATAATCTTCATTAAATGCGTAATGATGTAGATCATCAATATTCTCTTTTATCCATTCCTTATCATGTTCCTCTATAAAGTCCTTAAAATACCATTTTATTTCATGATATTTATAATAGTTTTCTATATTCATATCTATTCCTCGTATGTACATCAATGTACGTTAAATATTTCCTATGTAATAATAATAAAATATTTTTATAATATATGCAAGTTTAGATTAGTCTAATAATAAAATAATGCCGATCGGCTCGGCTAAAAGACTCTAATGCCTTTATCTGCTATACATATATAAAGAAGATACAAGTAATATATAGGCATTACAGTCATTAGACTTATAAGCATGTTACCAGGTAAGCATATTATGGTATTGGGAATAAACTATTATATCTTCTAACTACTCTCCCTAAATAAAAATAAGATACTATATGAGCCACTAACAAAAATAATATACTTACCTAGTACTAAAAGATAACGGCTCATAACAAGTCTATTAGTAATTGATAAGAAAATAAGAATATTAGAGATTGATGATGTGAAAATAATAAGAATCACAGGCGACAATCACACGCGACACCCCCGTACACCCCCATAGGCACACACGTATATATATATAGTCCCATTCCTATACTGGAGGGGAATATCAATACTAATAAAATATATCACTACACACTACATGTTGTGTTATAAATAAATAAAAACACAAGATATGCCGATTTGATTTGCAATATTAAAAAAAATCTATAGTATTAGAGGTGGAGTATTATGTCTAGAGAAAGAGCACAACAAATCCTAAAGGAGCTAAACAAGCGACAAGAGGAGAATAGATTAAACTACTACCAACCCTACGAGTTCCAAAAAAGATTCCATAAAGCAGGTAAGGATTGCTCACAGAGGTTGTTAATGGCAGCGAATAGGGTAGGCAAGTCCTATGTGGGAGCTATGGAGATGGCAGCTCACCTAACTGGACTGTATCCAAGATGGTGGAAAGGTAAGAAGTTCGATAAGCCCATTAAAGCTTGGGTGTGTGGTGCTTCTAATGAAACCACTAGAGATATCTGTCAAAAAGAATTATTTGGGCAACCTGATAATCCAAGAGATAAAGGGAAGGGCTCAATCCCTAAACACCTTATAGGGGAAACGACTAGAAAGCCTGGTGTACCTAATGCTCATTCATCGGTTATGGTTAAACATAAATCAGGGGGTTGGTCTAGGGTAGCCTTTAAAGCCTACGAACAAGGTAGTGAAAAATTTATGGGGGAGAGTTTAGACCTTATTTGGCTCGATGAAGAACCACCCCAAGATATCTACTCACAATGTATTACAAGAACACTAGACAGACAAGGACAGGTCTATATGACCTTTACCCCTGAATCAGGTATGACTGAGGTAGTACAAAGTTTTACCTCGGATTTAAGACCAGGACAGTCTTTATTGACAGCAGGTTGGGAAGATGCAGAACACCTAACCGAGGATATGAAAGAACAGATTTTAGCTGCCCTACCTCAACATGAACGTGATATGAGGTCAAAAGGCATACCGATGATAGGATCAGGGCTAGTGTTTCCTATAGATGAGGATAATCTAGCTATAGAGCCTTTTACCATACCCCCTCATTTTGCAAGGATTGCAGCGATAGATTTTGGATATGACCACCCTACAGCCGTAGTATGGTTAGCGTGGGATAGAGATAAGGATATTGTATACGTTTACGATTGTTATCGTATGAGTAAACAAATACCAAGCTATCACGCATCACATATCAATGAACGGGAAGGTAGCGACTATATCCCTATAGTATGGCCACATGATGGCTATCAGCACGATAAAGGCTCAGGTGTTACTCTCGCTGAACAGTATCGTGATAATTATGTTAATATGCTGCCTTTCCACTTTGAAAACCCACCAGCGATTGGTGAGAAAAAAGGGGGTAATTCGGTTGAAGCAGGTCTTATGGAAATGCTAGATCGTATGGAACATGGTAGATTTAAAGTATTTAATACCCTCTATGACTGGTTTGAGGAGTATCGTATGTATCATCGTAAAGATGGGAAACTGGTCAAACTTAAAGATGACTTAATGGCAGCGACAAGATATGCTGCTATGAGTCTAAGACATTCAACAACACAAGGTTCACGATGGGATAGAAAGGGTAGATTAGGCCCTGATGTAGCTGTCGTATAGGAGATAAAGATGGATTTAAGACAAAAAAAAGATTATATAGGCGATAAAATAAAAAAAAATAAAGATTTTAAAAAAAGAAGGGATATGGCCATTAAAGCCACAATGGGTCAGAAGTCTATAGGAGCATCTCTTGTTCCTGGAATGACAAAAGCTCAAGAATTTAAAAAAAGGTACGGAAAATAAATGGCTAAAACCAAAAAAATGACCGATGATGAATTAGCATCGAAATTAAGTAATGAAATAGAGTCTGCTTCAGGCGACTTTAATACTGAGCTTTCAGAACAAAGAGAAGATGCTATGAAGTATTATCTCGGAGAACCTTTTGGTAACGAGATAGAAGGTCGTTCTGAGATTGTTACAACTGATGTAAGAGATACTATCGAATACATTATGCCAAGCCTTATGCGTATCTTTACAACCCATAACAATGTAGCAGAATTTGAGCCACAAGGCCCTGAAGATGTCGAAATGGCACAACAAGCTACCGACTATGTCAACTATGTTTTTAACAAGCAAAATAACGGCTTTAAGGTCTTGTACGATGCCTTTAAAGATGCGTTAATAAGTAAGACAGGCGTTATTAAGCATTTTTGGGAAGAAAAAAAAGAGGTATCTCATGAAACATACGAGAACCTAACTGAGATTGAGTATCAATCAATCCTAGCAAATGATGATCTTGAAGTAATAGAACACACAGAAACTATTATACAAAAACAACAAGTCGATGATTTTGGTACTTTGATATCTCCAGCTATTGTTGAACACGATGTTAAAGTAAAAAGAACTAAAGTAGATGGACAAGTCAAGGTAGTAGCTGTGCCACCTGAAGAATTTTTAATATCAAGAAGGGCAACTTCAGTAGAAGATGCTAGTTTTGTTTGTCATAGGGTTAAAAAAACAGTATCCGATTTAATTTTAGAAGGATATCCTAAGTCATTAGTTGAAGAATTACCTAGTTATACACAGTCAAATGCTGAGTTAAACGAGGAAAGAATAGCAAGATTTAGCTTTGATGATGATTCTCTACCAGCAGATGAGGGTAGTGGGCCTTCAAGAAAAGTTTGGTTAGAAGAATGTTATATACATCTTGACTACGATGGCGATGGTATAGCAGAACTTAGAAAGATTACTAAAGGTGGTAATATAATATTGGATAATGAGGAGATTGATTCAATACCTTTCTCAACTATTTGTCCATTACCTATACCCCATAAGTTTCATGGCATGAGTATTGCTGATACAGTCCAAGACATACAGCTTATTAAATCTACTATCATGAGAAATCTTCTTGATAACATGTATTTAACTAACAATGCTAGATATGCAGTATTAGCAGGTCAAGTTGAGCTAGATGATTTATTATCNTCTAAGCCAGGTGGGATCGTTAGAATGAGAGCACCAGGAGCTGTTACAGCTTTACCTACCCCACANATACAACCTTATGCGTTCCAAATGGTACAATACCTAGATGGCATTAGAGAAGAAAGATCAGGTGTATCTAAGATGACACAAGGATTAAACCCTGATGTATTNACATCTCATGTAACTTCAGGAGCTATATCAGCAGCAACTGAGTCTGCTATGCAAAGAATTGAGTTAATTGCTCGTATATTTGCAGAAACAGGTATTAAAGA